AATCCTGCTACAATACCAGTAGAAGATGCTACTGTAATTGTGGATTGGTTGTAAACAAATGTGGTAGTTGTAGTAGCAACAATAGTTGCTGGTACAGCAAATCCAACCTTACCAGTTGGACCATAATTAACACGATTTGAGAAAAAGTCAATGGCATTTTCTACTGATAATGAATCTCCAGGTCTATTATCAATTTCATAATTTCCTGGAAATACAATAATAGTAAAAAATTCAAATTTGTCGTTATTTTTATCTGCTGCTGTATCAACAACATATGATTGACGAGCAGCTTCTAGTAATGCCCTAGTGATTGTTTTAAATGGTTTGTTTAAACTTAATCCATTATTTGTCCAAGAATCACTAGCATAGTATTCTTGCTCACTAACATATAAACATTTTGGATTATTTGTTAGCTGTAATTCTGATGCGTTTGCAGTTTGAACACCCGCAGAAGTGATAGTACCATCATTATTGAAAAAGATTTGTGGTGGTCTTCCTTGGAATCCAACGCCAACAGAATCATTCTTTCTGTAAAATCCTGCTTTATTTCTTCCAGCAGATTCAAATACTAACGAAGGAGATTCTGAACTACCTTCTGGTAATGTTACAACTCCTTGGGTATTTGAAATGGTCAGATTTTTTGGTCTTAATGTTCCAGTGCTGGGAACATATTGTAAATCTGTATTATATTTTAATGTTTGTGTGCCAGAAGTTCCTGGCAAAAAAGGAATGGTTAATGATGTCGAAGTAGAAACATCTTGACCTACACCTACTTTTGCCGTATCTGCTTGTAACTCATTGATTGCAGAAATTAAACTTGCTTTACTAGTTGTATTTAAAGATGTGAGATCGCCCAAGTCACCTGCAACTTGATTTAGAATAACTCTTTGTTCTTCAAAGGTATTATCTTTTGATACGTTTCTAAGTGCCATTGGTCAGTATCTCTTTTAGTAAGTTTTTAATTTCGGATATCTCATTTTTCAATTCATCGAAATTTTCTTGAAGTTGGTTTACTTGCAAAACAACTTCTTTATTTTTTGAATAATTAAGGAGTCTTTTATCTGTATTTATAATAGCACCTGTAGTATTGTCTCTTAAAAGGTAATCGTGGCCGTGTACTTTACTATATCTCATTTATTAAACTGCAGAAACACATCTAAAATCTTGAATCTTAGGAACATAACATGGATCTGTACTGTTCATAACAATTTTTATAGAATATGTGGTAAATTCTGGTAAATTATCTACTGTATATTCGTATTCCTTATATGATTCTTGTTGCTCAAAATATCCAGAAATGCTATTGATAGCGGAAGGAACTACTAAATTATCAGAATATCCTCCCGTGTTAAATTCTCTCCAATCAATATCAGCAAAATTAAACTGTGAATTTGCTTCTCTTATCTTGTAGTAAACTTTAATATTTTCTGATCTCAGTGCATTTGCTTTTAATCTCACTGAAAGACATGTAGAAGGTATTTCAACTGAGATTTCTTTAGTAACATACTTAGCAATAGATGAACTATTTTTTGAATTTAAATCAGAAACGTATGAAATTCCTGTAGTCAAAGATACTTTAGAAATTTCTACAAATTTTTCTTCACCAGCAACTATACCTTGATAAGTACAAATATCGCCAGTTCTGAAAATATCAGCATTTTGGTTGCTTACGGTAGTTCTAGCAAAATCAGTTCCTACAGATGCTGCTGATGTATAATTATCATTTATTGGTTGTTTATTGTTTAAAACGTAGAGTTTTCTGTTTTTAGAATCCCAAGAAATTATCTTACCAGAAATTTTATTAGTATATGGGGTAAATAATGAATCCATCGCCGTGAATGTTGTTCCTATTGCAAAATTAATAGGATAAAATTCTACACCAGAACTACCTACGGTTATATTGCTCAATGATTGTGAACTAAATGATAAAGTTTCTCCAGGATTAAATAGAGAATTTGATGTGACCTTTACATATAGTTTTCCATTTGCAGAATCCCATTTCACAATTGTTCCCTGTGCTTTTGTACTATTTCCTGTTACGGTTTGATTTGCATTTGGTGATGTTCCAGATAGACCACCAAGAGACATTCTGTAAATAGGATAAAATTCTAACATTTGATATTTTGCACCAAATCTATCTTCATATCCAGATGGATTATCAATGATGTTGGTTTTTAATTTAACACTAGCATTTCTCAAATCAATTACAGGAGATAAATTATCAGATGCACTTGTAAGAGTCATCTTATAAATTAAACTTTCTGAGATATTATTTTTTAAATTATTAATATCTGAACATAAAACTTTTTGATTTGTAAAATAATGTTCCTCATTTAAGAAAGTTTTTTCGTAATCAGTAACATCATATGATACTATCGTGGAACTTAATGAATCATATGGCAACATGTCTGTAGTTTTAACATATGCAATTAATTCAGTTCCAGAAAGAGACATTGTAGAAATTTGAGGATATAATGTCTCGTATTTTTTATTATGTGATGCTAGTATATCTGAACCTCCAGCAAATACTGTGGAACCTGCTCTAGATGGAGATTCTATGTGATAATACTTGTTTGAACCATTTATAACTTTAAACAATGTTTGGTTAATAACAGATTCGTTTATTCCACCAACAGTTGTTGAATTTTTAAAATTAACAAATGAATTTCCTTGAGATTCAAATCCATTATTTTCATGATATACTTTAATAATTTTATTATTATTTCGGAAGAGATTAGAAGTAGCTGAACTGTCCTGTGAAGAATCTGTTTCAAATGCATCAACTTTTAATCTTTCATATCCAAGAGGTTTATTAATTAAATAACAGATTCCAGCATTTTTTGTATCAAATTTTGCTCGGTATAAATTAAATTTTATGTCTTCGAAAATGTCTTCTGTCCATCCGCCAATATTTTGTGATTTAAATACAGATCCGAGTGATGGTTGTTGGGTAATTACATCATTTGTTGAAACATCTTTTTTACCTAACTTTGAAGTCCAAAGTAAGTAATCAGTTGAATCTGTTTCTATAACTAAAGTATATTCATTATTATTTTGTAAATATACTGGATAATCAAACTCAAACCTTGTTGGTATAACTCCTGGGATTTGTGAATTTTGATCTGTAGATACTCCCATTAAAACTGCAGGAGTATCAATAGTAAGTATTGCTGTGATAATAGCGCCACCATTTCCAGCTCCAGTTCCAGTAATAACAACCGATGGGATACTAGTATATCCTGATCCAGAAAGATTTAGTTGTACATCATATAATTCACCACCAGACACATACGCTGTTGCTTCTGCGGTAGATCCTCCAGGTAGAGAAGGACTTTCAATAGTTAATGATAAAGTTTCATAATTGGATCCAGTATTCTCAATTTTCAGAGAGCTAATTCTTCCTGAATCTTTTGCAATACTAACTTGCAAATCAGTATTGTTTTTTGCATTATATGTGGTAACAGATGGGATAGTTAAATCTTCATCTTGTACAAAATTAACACCATTATAATCACTTAATACTAAAGTATATACCTGATCTGCTTCTAAAGTATATTGTCCATCAATTGATGCAGTTAAATCAATTCCATTCTTGTCAGATACCGAATATACTGGTCCAAATGCTCCAGATTTTACTCCAGTTACTATTTCATTTTTGTTGATGTTAACAGTGCCATTTGTATAAATTTTGAGGTGTGTATATGGATACTTTACTGATTCTGATCCTGGTAAAATATATTTTCCAGGTTTTCCAGATTCTGTATTTGTCAAATAAACTCTAATTGGTAATGTAGAACTTTTCTGACTAAAGAAAAGATCTACGCCTGTCATGAAAACTCCACCTTCGTAATTTTCTACTTTAAAAGTTTGTGATAAAGGATTTGGTTTTAATGTTGTCTTTGATGTTTCAGTAGTTTGTATTCCCTCTTCAGATTTAAAAATAGGTGGAACAGTAGATGTTATGGTAGAAATAGAGGGAGGAATTATTCCTGTAACATAATATTTCGTTTCAGTGAAAGTATCTGCAATAGATTTATTGCCACTTATATCAGACACAAACTTGATAGTTTTTGTTCCTACTGATAAATTAACTTGGGGAGAAGATGTATCGTATTCCAATAAATTAATATCAGATTTCCATTCTGATCCCTCTACTGGAGGGTGACCAGATGGAATAAGTAGTAAACCACTTGCATTACCATTAGCATCAGTAATTATTTCATTTCCAAAGAAACTAACAGAATTTCCTGGAATTGATGTAAATTTGTAATCTGGAGCACACCATCTGCTAATGTTTATACCATCAACAAAAACATATAATTTTGTATTTGGCTTTAAACGCGATAATTTAAAATATACTGGTTTAGTTCTGCACCATAAGTTTACAGAAGTTACGACAGATTTATCAGAAATATTTACAATATTGACATTTCTTGGTAATTCAGTATTTTGAGGACTTATATTTGAAGAACTAGAAACTTCAGATAATTTAATTGTAGTCGTTGCGGTATCTTTTGATAAAAGATTTAGTGATGATTTAGTATAAAAAACTTTATCTACTCCTACCCAGTTAGTCAAATAAAAATTATAAATCGAATTAAATGCTGATTTTGTAGAAGAATTTGCATAGAACACAGAGTATAAGGAATTATCATTATTCAAGATAGATGGTTTTTGCTCATCATCATACCATTGATCAAAAGAAGGTGACAAACTAGAATCCCCAACATATTGTAAAACTACAAATGGATTTGGATTTATTGTGTCAGAAGCAAATTTATTTGATAGAGTTTTTAAACTGGTATAAGGTAAGGTAACTATACCATTGCTATTTCTGTAGTTATTTGTTGTTCTTTGATCTTCAGTGACATTTAATTCTTTTAATTCTACGTTCGAAACAATAGTTTGTGGTCTCAGAACTGATTGTTGTGGATCTATAGAACACAAATAATCTTGAGACGTTAAATTTCCTAGAGAATGAGCATCAAAGGGATCAACAACAAATCCAGTTTTATATCTTTCAAATCCCAATTCATCTCTAATTTGCATATTTAATGCTTGTTGTTCCAATACGGTCAGAGAAGTGTAATTCTCCAATCTTTCTAAACGTTTTTCTAATTTTCCAATATCTTTCATTGTATAACGTTTATTATTCACGGGAATTATCTTGACATCATTTACATCATTTGTATATGATGGAATGTAAATATAATATAACGGCAAACTATCTTTTTTGATATCTGGTCTTACTGGATTTAAAGAAGAATTTCCCTTAGTAATACTAAAGTTACCATCCTTATCTAAAGACACGACATCAATTCTATCCAAATATTGGGTAGATGAGAAAGTTATAGTGTAATCTAAATTATCATCTGGAGCAGGAGTTGAAGAAAATACTCCTCCAGATCCGTTGAAAGAAGAATAGTTGGATTGTGCTACTAAACTATTATTTTGAAATCCACTGAATATAGAAGTGCTATCAACTTTTGGTCTAAAATCAATCACATCTCTAAGAGATATTTTACCTAAAACAGATGAATTAAATTCAGGAATTTTTGTTATTGAAACTCCTGAATCATGCAGATAAGAATCTACCGTGCAAAAATCACCTTGAGAATGCTCAAAATAATCAAAGCATACTAGTAAAACTCCTTTTGGAGAATCATATCCTGGTTTTAGAACAATTCTAGAAACGTCGTAGAAAGTATCCCTTTGACCATCATCAAATGTAAATTGTTCAGTTAAATCTTTACCGTCAATTAAATCTCCATTATCATTAACAGTTGGAGCAGATGTAGCAGTTCCTTCATAAATGTATTTTACTTTTATGGCATCAGAATAAGATAATATATCTGGAGCTCCAGTATCAAAATCTTGACCTCTCAAGATAATAATTTTGTCTCCCGAAGAATTGATTGTAATTCTTTTGTTTTCTACTAAAGTTTTAATTCTTGGCAATGCTTTAGATGTGTTTAAAGTTGCCGATAATTTTAACTTTAAATTAGTATAATTTAATCCAGTTCCAAAATAACTGGAAGGAATATTAATTGTAACAGTTCCTGCTGTTAATCCAGAGAGATCTGTGCTATTTTGAATTGTTACCCAATCTTTATCAATATAAATGATATCTCCATTGTTAATATCTGTAACTGCTCCTGTTTGATATCCATTATTCAATACAGTCAGTAAGAAATTGTTTTCTGAATATTCTGCAAAAGTTTGAGTACCATATTGAAGCTCTGCTCTAAATGTTAATGTGCCTCCACTGGAAGAAGCAGATACAATAAAATCTCTTCTGGAGAAATAAGAAATTTTTGAATCTGAATTAGATACTACAACTGATTTTAAATACTGAGATCCTGAAGGAATTAATAAAGTACTATTTGAATTTTCTACTTTTGTAAAAATTTTCAATACATTACTAGAAACGTTATTTTGTAATGCAGAATCTAAATATATTCTTGTCTTTAATAATCCTTGTGGTTTAGTTGCATATTGAACTATAGATCTTATTACTTTATTGTTTACATCAGTATATTGAATAATATCTCCTTGCTTCAAGAACAGGGTAGCATCTCCAGAAAATCCTTGGCATTCTAGATACTTATTGCCCGCAGTTCCAATAAAAATAAAATTAGTTACACTTTCAGAATTATAATAACCATTAGTTGATAAATCAACATCGCAGGTAAATTTATATGCAGAACCTATTTGGGAAGTGATAGATTTTACATCATTATCAGTATAATAGTATATTGTATTTCTATATAAAACAGGTTCTATTAATGCAGTTGTATTTAATGCACTGGAAGTAATATCAACGGGTTGAATAGTTGGTGGATATAGATATTCTTGTGATAATAAATTTTTATCTTTTATATTGACAGCGTATATAGAATTTGCGTTATTTGTATCTATTTTTACGTCTACAGCTGAAGATGATATAAGTTCCCCATTTATTTTTATTCTTGTGCTATTATTAGTAGCATTAAAACCAGTTCCTCGCTTGGTTACAATAAAATGAGAAATTGTATTTTCTTTTGCTATTTTTAACGAATTTCCTGCTTCATCAATCAAAGTTTCTCCATCTACAAATCTACCAGATAGCATACGCACAAAAAGCATAGTGCTATTTGGTAAAGAGTAACTTCCACCCTGAGCATTTTCAATTACTGCATATGCTCCACTAGTAGCACCTGTAACATATTTTCCAGATTCAAATCCAGTTGTTATTTTTGTATCTACTGTAATTCTAGTAAAAAATACTGGGTTGAAATAAGAAAGACTAAAGATAGAATTATATGATGCAGTTCCGTCTGATAATCTTCCTTTTGAAATAATTTTATCTTTATCAGAATTAAATCCAACTCCTTTCTCTAAGAAAGAAAAATTCTTTGGCTTTGATAGTCCAACAATGGGAGTTATTACTTCGTTATAATCGACGATGTATCCCCAATAATCGGTATTGCTAGTAGCATTGGATCTTTCTAAGAATAATTTTCTTCTTCTTAAAGCAGTTTGTGGTGCTGTACTATTTACATCTTCATCATCATATTCTACTAATAACTCTTGCAAATCAAATTTGTTTCCTCTTACTGTGAGCTCTATGAGAGTATTTGATGTAATATCTGGTCTACTAATATTATTAAATGCAATGATTTCAATTGGATTTGCTGTTGTTGTGGTGTTTACTCCTGTTCCTCTTGTTTTTATATACCAAAGCGCAGGATAATCAACTCCATATGTTGCGTTAGAAGATGGACTAAAATAACTAGTTAAATTAGTAGTACCATCAGCATTTTGTAACGGTCCTTGTTTTCCAGATCCCAATTGAATGTATATAGTTTTTATGCCATCGTCTAAACTAAATGTCTTTCCTCTACGATCAACTGTTTGCTTGTAATTTGTAACAGTTTCTGTATTATTAAATCCTAAAGTTCCGTCGTTAAAAACACCATTGAGATACAAAGTAGGATAAGAAATTAAATCTTGACCTACTGAATTTAATGAAATTGAATTATAAACATTGGTGATATTATATGAAGGTATATTTTTAACCTTAATTCTATTATTATCTTTAGAGAAAAGATCCCTAGCTTTTTCTACTTCTAGGTATTTTAAATCATTATTAATAATTTCATAACCTTTGATGTATGCTTTTCCAGTACCAATACCAGCAACCATTTTTGAAGTTGCTTCATTTATTGTGTACTTATCATTAACAATATTATTAGAATTTGCAGAATAAACTCCTTTATTAGTTGTTGATTGATAATATTCTCTTAAATCTATAGAGAAATTATCTACTACATAATCTCCTGACTCATCAAAAGTTCTTTTTGATAAAATCTCTTGTACTAAATTATAATCTGTTTGTCTTACAAGAGTTTCGACTTGACCATTTTTGATTGATAAAAGCTTTACAAAATTACTGCTATAACTTTCGTTAAAATTAAAACTTTGTAAAGATAACTCAATTTTTAAACGGTGTGCGCCTGGTGCAGAATAATTTGAAAATCCTTTAGCATTATCATATAAAGAAGAATCTTCCTCTGGAGTGATAATTGATTCTTCAATGTTAAAACCAATGTTGCATGTTGGTTTGTTGTAATATTTGTCTATGACAATTATTTCTTCATTATTCCTTACAAATGTTCCATTAATAAAGTAAATTCCTTCTTGTATTTTAATGGCGGAAGCAACCCCCATTGCTTTGCTGGTAATTGGGGACAATGCTTCTCCAGTTTCTCCATCATATCTAATAATTGTGGTTGGTAATGCACTACCATCAGTTCCTACTGTTAAAATAGGACTATTTGACAAATCTACTACTTCTAATCTTTCGCCTTGTCTAAAAGTTTTTTCGTTATTAGAATTGCCGCTATTTTTGTAATTTACAAATAAAATATCACTTTCATTTTCATTAGCAAGTTCTGCCGCCACAACAGAAGCAACTACACCAGAAGATAATCCTTTAATATCATATCCTATCAAATTTTTAATATTATATTTTTCAAATATAATATTTCCAGTGGCATCTGCAGATGCCACATCGGAAACGGAAGATAATTTAACATAATTTAATGAATTGTTAAAACCTACTTCACCAGGAACAACCATGTCCCCCTGTTTAAATAAGTTTTTGCCAAAATTCTCAATTTGAGATTGGAGAATTGACTGTAGTGTTGTTAATTCCCTAGATTGAATTGAATATCCTGGTCTGAATAAAACTCTATAAAAGTTTTTTGATGAGTCAAAATCATCATTATATGGAGGTACGCTTAGATTTGTCTTCTGTGGCATTTTATTTCCAATCTCTAGAAGTATTTAATATAAAAAATCAGAACTCAATAATTAATTTAATATCTTCAATCTGGTCTGCAGCTCTTGCTACTAATCTTCTATTTTCTATATAGATAATTTCTCCAGAGTTTAATCTAATTTCAGGATCAGATAATCCAGCTGTATAGTTAGTTCCCAACACTGGTTCATAGACAGTTAATGTCGCAGTACCATTTGTTGCTGCTCCAAAAGTATGAGTAGGAGCAGCAGTTCCAGTTGTTCCAGCTGAAGTTACTTTATAGGTAATTGTTTGGGTTATAGTTCCCTGACCAGCAATATTGCTGGTGACGTTTGCCGTAATGAACGCATTCAATGTAACAGATGTACTTGCTGCCCATGCGCTAGAACTTCCTACAGTTCCATATGTGGTGTCAACACTTGCTGTTCTCACAGCAGTTCCTGCAGAATCTCTTTCTGTAACAATACCACCACCACTGGTGAAGGCGTTTACCTTACCATTTACTGTGTGAATTTCAGATGACTGGTAATATTTTAGAATTCCAGAGTTTGTACTGCCATCATCTAAAGTCCAAGAAACTACAGTTCCTTTTGCCTGTGTATTTCCAGTACCTTGAGTAATAATTTGATCAACTCCAAAATTACCAGAAGAAACACTGGTCAATTTAATAGCTCTTAATTGAGAAGCAGTTGGATTAGTGTAATAAGAAGTAGTGCCAAATTGGAGGGGATCTTGGATTACGCCAATTCTTCTAAAATCATTATCAATTGGGAAATCACCAACACCTTCTAGATTTTCCAATCTAACATTCATCATTACTCGCTTGGCGCCAGATTCAATAATTGCATCAGAACCATATCCACCTTGAGGTGGAATGATTGCTTCAATATTGCCTACGCCACCTGACGAAACTGTAGTTACTGTAGAAGGAGTAGATAGTGATGCATCAGTGAATACGCCTACACCACTAGAACCAGTTTGAAGTAAAACATTGCCATATGTATATCCACTTCCGCCAGCATGAACTGCAACAGCATTTATTTGACCATTTGCATTTGTGCCAAATTTAACAATACCGCCACTCCCATCCCCAACAATAGCTGCATATAGTGGGTTGACAGAAATTACTCGGTTTGCGGCAAAAGTACTAGCAGTTCCAGCATCGCGTAAAACCACTGCTTCAATTTTTCCAGCTACTGCAGCTGCAGAGATGGTTGGATCAATAATAACAGGAATAAAATCAGAAGAGACAAATTTGATAACATCAGTAGTTGGGATAGTATACATATACTTCCACTTGTAATTCCCATCGGATTGAGTATAAAAACCGCCAGTATAGTTTGCACTAGATGTAATAGGTTCTTCGTTGATATTAGTTCCTGTTGGATTAGTTACGCTAGTGCCATTAAAAACGCAAGCAAATACTTCATATACGCTGTTCATAACAAAATATTTGCCAGAAGACAACGAAGATTGACCAGTTGCTGTAAGTCTGCCAGTAGAATAATCTGGTCTCCACATGTCAAATTTAGGATTGACTGCAATACTATAATTGTATCTCCTAGTTACGTGTCTTACGTTGGTAGAATCAATTCTTTTTAGAGCAATCATGTCTTCGTAAACATGATATTTCTCTTCTTGTGAATCGTATGGAGTAGCTGGAGTATCCTCAGAGGCATATCTCCAAGAACCAATTTTAGCGGTTGGTGGCGTGCCTCCAGTACCAGTTAAAGTTCCTCCAACAGTTGGATTAACTCCAACTGTCATACCTGTAACTAAAAGTGAATTAGGATAAACTTCAGAAACAGTGGCGGTAAATGAACCATTGGTGACGGTCATTCCTACTGTAAAAAGTTGGTTGTTTTGGTTATAAATTTCAATATAACCTTTCCAAAGTTGAGGTCTTCCTAAAAAGAAATATAATCTGGTTCTATCTGCCGAAGAATCTCCTGCAGATCCAGATGGCGTACCTTCCGATAAAGACTCAATAAATTGTTTTGCATTAAAAATTCTGAATTTTTCAGAGATAATTGCTGGCATTTTTATACTCTCTGCTAAGTTTTAAATCTGATTTATTTATATTTATAGTAGTTGTATCAAGATTGTACTATTGTTCTAATATATGCTCCTGCAGCATGAGTTTTCGCTATTGTACCATTATAACCTCGTATTACGTCTCTGAAACGATCACTCAATTTATTTCCATAATAAACTAATTCATCTTCTAATAAAATAACTCCAGATGCTGGGAATCTTGATGTATTTGGAACAAAAAGGGTATTATCAGTAGTTCCTACAGAACTAGTAAGTCTAGTCATGTGTTCTTGAATTGAACCATATGTATATGAGAATGGAATATTGGATTGAGGAACTTTTAAAGTGTTGAATTCGCCATTATTAAAAGCATCATCAACCATAGCGATAGTTAATCCTGGGTATGTAAAATTCATATCATAAATGCTCAAACCACTTACTGCAGCATAACCGTTGTCCATATCTGTTATATCGTAAAATGCTCTAAAAGTTTGTCCTAGAACATTGCCGCTATATTTGTTTGTGATGTTTAATAAAGTAGTATCAATCACACCTACTACAAATTCTTGACTGAATATTGTTTCTTCTGTCAAATCAAATGTTATAGTAGGTTCTGATAACCTAATTCTATCACAAACATAAATTGAATTATCTGGTGCGCTGACATCTGCAAATGTAGAGAATGATCTTTCTAATTGTTTATCAATTTCAATAATTCCACTAGCATAAGGTAATTGGAAAATTCTAACATATTCTTTTGTAGCATCAGTTATTCCAGTATCAGCAAACAGAACAATTCTAACCGATTCATCAACGACACCAGGGAACGTTAATTCCAGATAAGAAGTATCTGATGCATATGCTGCAAGTTCTGATTCATATGATCTAATAAAATTGTTAACATGAACACGTCTGTTAGTTTTCTTTAAATCGTATTTTTTTGCAACATAAACTTTTGGAGGAGTCAGATAACCACTGCCACCATTAGTTAAAACTATATCAACAACATCACCACTGGATGAAAGTATTACTTTTGCAGAAGCACCTCCACCAACAGCCGATGATACTACTTCTCCACTATCATTTCTTATAGGTTGAGAAACAAAATGTAACATTGGAGCAGTTTCATATCCAAAACCAGGAGTGGCATAATTTGGCCAATCTGGTTTATTCCATGACAATGATACTACAGAACCATTTTGTATAGTTGGTATTACTTCTAATTTTTCGCCTCTTCCATCTTTATTATAATTTGATACTTTAATTTTTCCAAAATAAGATGCAGATAAATCATCGTTTATTCTACACTGTGTTCTTTTTGCAATTTTTGGTATTCCTAATACTAATCTAAAATCATCTTCACCATGAACACGAATGTAGTCATCCTTTTTAATGAACGAATCGGTCGATGGTTGGAATTTTAAAGTACCTGCAAATCTGTGCTGATAACCATGTGTTCTTTCTAAAATAGATAATCCATCATCTTCTAAAATATTTTGAATAGCAACTATATCTGCACTATTAATTGTATATACAGAACCCGTAATTTGATTAGTTACTGTGATGTTATCTGTTGTATTTAATAAAACATTTTGCGAAACAACATCGACATAAGTTCTATTGACAAATTGATTATATTTAATTGATTTTACAAGTGCTCTTGCTCCACTTGCAGTGGTCAAAACATCATATACTCCCAATGATCTATTACCAGTCAGAACCATTTCGTATGAATTTAAAAATGCATCATAATCAAAGTTAAACGCTAGCAAGGATTTTTCTAGGTCTTTTCCATAATAATGTATGATGTTAATTTTTTGATTTTTCTTCAATGGTTCCGTGAATGTGATAGAAGAACTCGATAAATTATAATTTTTAATTCTTTTTTGCAGCACTCCATCAGAAAAAACCAAAACGTTTCTTTCGTCATCTAATGTTATAGTTCTTCCAGTGACTGATGAGAAAATTCTAAATGGTCCAGATACCCCATCTATATTCTCTTCATCGATACCTATCCTTTCATACGAACCTATCGAATATGCAAAGAAATTCTGCTTTATTCCTGAATCTACTGCAGGTGGTTCTCTAAAAACAATTTGATTTGGTACAACGCTTCTTCTGATATAGTATGCTCTATCGATAGGAATTAAAGGAGTGAAACCAGCTAATTGAATAATGCCGTCTATAGATACTAATAAATTTTCTCCACTCAATAAATCGACAGGGGTGTTATCTGTATAATATAAATTAAATGTGTCTGTTAAACCATCTATTTGAGCAGATATACTTTTTATTTTTCTAAACAACTGATCATTGGTGCCAGGATCTTTGAATCTTATGGTTTTTCCGATAAATTTTTGTGGGGGAGTATCAATACCCTCTCTATAAGAAGCAAAAGGAATAGCATCTCCTTCTAAGTTTCTATATCCAAGTGGCGGATCGTTAAAAGTAATTTGTGTGTCAGTTATAGTATATGCAACCCCTGGTTCTTGAACGATGCCATCTAAAGATATAACAATATTTTCATTTCTTGGTAAAGCATATGGTGTATTAGAACCGCTTAGAAGCATGGTAAAAGTGGTTGTACCTACTCTATTACCATCAGATCCAAAATATCCATTAAAATCTGGAGTTAATCTAATATCAAATGAAGTTATCTCACTGCTATCAAATGAAGAGGCAATAACGCTTCCTTTTCCTGCTACAGTATCTAAATCTGATAACCTTACAATAGTATAGGTTGATGTTATTTTAGATGATTGTACTGTGACTCTATTTTTAGTGTCATCCCACAACTGTATTACACTTACTATCTCTCTTGGTTCTGGAGTCGAAGACATTGAAGAATCTCCAGAAGATTCAATGTCCATATGAGAAAATAGATTAAATCCAGCTGGATGTGTAGTAGATTTTACTAAATCTCTCCAATTTTCAATAGATGTCCTTGATTTTACAACGTAAGAATAATCTTGGTAATAATAAGAATCTGTTATTTTTTGAGATTCTGAGTTTAACGAAGATTTATCAGAAACATATTTTCCTTGGTTGTTGTAATATGGTCTGATATCAGTGACAAAATCAGAAACAGAAACTTTAGAGACAACATATGAAGATTTTTTAGATTTTCCAATAATCGGTAAATTTTCTTTGAAACTACCAATAACATCAGTTACTTTAATGATATTGTTGCCATAATTCGTATAAGCAACTCCAGATGCTATTAGTGTACTATTTTCATATTGTTCAATATTTTCTCCATTGATAATTCCTCCACTAATGTAGTTTTTTAGCGTCAAAATATAGGGAGATTTTACAATAGGTCTCAATGATTTATCATTGTATGAACCATAACCATTATTTAAAATTTTCAAAGTTTTTGCTGTTCCAATACTAGAACTTTCTAGTTTTAAATCAATCTGAGATTCACAAACAGTAATCTCTGGACGATATGTATATCCAGATCCTTGATTAATTACATTAATTGAAGCTATTGACCCATCAGAATTTTTAACAATCTCATATGCAAAATTTTTGCCATCACCTTTGATAATTAAAACTGGAGAAGTGTAATTCAATCCTCCACTAACAATTTTTATATTTTCTATAGATTGGCGATTTTTATTCCAATCTACTTCAATAACTGCTCTATTAACTTCATATACTTCTGCTGCTATTACTTCTGGTAATGATTCGTACTTATCATCAAAATTAGCAATACTTACAGAGTTGATGTTGCCATATGCACTTTTAGAAGTCGTGCTATAAGTAATTGCTCCAGAACCATCATATGGTGGTAATGTATCAACAGAATAAACAAATTTATTTGGTGTTCGATAAATTACATTTTTATTTCCTTGAAGCGGATCATCAATAACTGTCAGATAAGAATTTTCAGATTTAATAATATTGTTTTTGTCGTAATAAAAATAATTTACATACGATGACGGCAATTTAGTTGTATAAGTATTTGATGTTCTTCTATCTCCGTATCCAAATTTAACATCAACATATGCTCCAAAGGTGCCTGGAGCTAAATTTGTAGTTTGCTCTATAGTAATTATATTTTTGTTTATACTTGGAGAAAATTCTAAGTATGATCCAGATAATGTACTGCTACTGGTATCAAATTTATACTTATAGAATTTTTGAACTTCTATTATGGGATTTTTAATCCATGGTCCAGAACTAGATCCTTTTGAAAATTCAAAATTATATTCAGAATCATATTCTGTACTTACAGAAACAACTTTTGCTGGTGTACTTTGATCTAAGAAAAAGACGGTTCTATTTAATGGATTTATGGTAGCAAGAGTTTGTGATGTTTGATAAACAACGTTTAAAATACTAGATTCTGGATCGTAGGAAAGAACAGTTGGCGAACCAGTACCAGATCCTATTGTATAATTTACATTTAATCTGTATTGTGGATTTACCAATGTCAAATTGGCACCATCTGAATGATTTGTAGAAGATGTTCCATTTTGAGCTCTTGAAACATCAATGTAGTTTGAACCAACTGCAGTAATTTTTATTATTTCATCATTTATCTGTAAATAATCATCATTTGATAAATTATCTAGATTATCAACGAATAAACGAGTTTCTCCATCAGCAAATCCAACATGTACCACTTCAAATATAAATGGGTAATTTGTTGTTGCTGTTCCATTCAAGGATGATCTAACTACCGTTAGTATATCGCCTCTCTTGTATCCTTTTCCTTTTGTTGTGATAGTTATAGTGGATACTTTATTTGACGAAACTGAAATAGTTGCCTTTGCGTTATTAATATTTCCTACCGATCCAATTACAGCATTTGCAGTATTACCTACAACTTTTCCATAAGCATCTCTAGAAAGAGATGGATCAGCAAAAATTAATTCAACATTAGTATAGGTGTTATTAGCGTAATTTGAACCTCTGTTTAATATTCTACCATTACCTATTCCAGTGTCTACCAATTTTCCACTGTAAGTTGGTTGTATCAATAAAGCTTTTTGGTGTATTCTCTTCCTTACATAATATGTTGTTGTTGTGTTGGTATCATTTGGAGAAATATCAATATTAATTTCATCATTTAAAGATAACTGATGATCTCCTGTAGTTGTAACCATGGCAACATTTCTATCAAGAGAAAATATTTCAATATTTTTACTTAAGGAAACTTTATCTGTTATCTGAGAACCAACTGTATTTGATAAAGTTGGACTTGCAATATAATAGTTTGAATCTACACTAAACAATCCTCTAATTAGTTCTACTTTTACTGTATTTTGGCGATTGGTTGATTGTAAAACTTTTCCTCTAGCTTTTTCGCTTAGTGCTACTAATCCTGGACTTGTTGAACTTGTTAGAGTAATTGTAGATCCACCAGGAGTTGTAGATATTTGGAATGATGTTAAGGTCGCATTTTTTACATAATATATTTGACTTGACGAAATATTAGAATAATTGATTGAGAAAACAATAGGATCATTATTACTAAAAGAATTTAACGAAACGTTTAAAGTATTGGATGATATATTTTCAATTACTGCTTGTTTTCCATTTGTCAAATAAATTTCAGAATCTCTCGAAAAAGATGATTGTGTAGTTAATACTAAATTTTCTATAGTTCTATTTGAACTAATTGTATTTGTATTGGTGAATGTACCCGATGAAGTTTCAATTACTAAATCTCTGGCATCAAAAACATCTCCAACTACAGTACCAATAGCTCCAGAAGTTGATTGTGTAATAGTATCACCATTATAAAAATATGCAATATTATTGGTTGCTATTTTAATAATTTTAGTTTGTTGTGATTTTATACTACTTACTGTCTTTCCCTTCAAAGAAGAAACTTTTAACAAAGCAGAATTTTCTTCCAAATAATCATTTAAGTATACTTTAGAATCAACTGCAAAATTATTTGTAGATGATACTACATTCACTGTATCAATTCCACCCGAATTTACAGAATTGACAAATACAGAAAAATCTAAACCATTATCTGGAGTATTCGGTGTTTTTAATCTGGTTACATTTTTGGGGAGATCATCTTGACTTAATTTATTTTCGTAGTTTAGCGAAACTGGGAGGCTATAGAAGTTTTCTCCAATTAAATATGGGAAAACAGGATTATTTGAAGAATCTATGGTAATAAAATATGCATATACTCCATTTGGATATTCTGGAGTTATGCAATACCTTCCATTGTTCTCATCTAAAGTGCCTGATTTATGAACATAACGATAATCTTCAATAAAAGTTCCCAAAGGTTGTGATGGACCTCCAGTTCTGCTAGTGTTCAACGAATAACTACTGGTCATTCTAATAATAGAAGAACTTGGATTCAATGGATTCGAATATCCATAAGGACCGTAAATAGGATTGCCGTCATAAGCATATCCTAGAATTTTTGAATGAACTAATGTTCCAGGAACGGTAAAATTAGCATTCAAATTATCTTGTAAAGATACTCGTAATGCTTTTGGATTCCCGACATACCCATATCCATATCCTAAAGTAGTATCAACATTATTAAAATAATAACCATAATTAGAATCCAAAGAAGATGCTAATTTTACATATCTATTTTTAGTCCATCTTTTTACAGAAGCAATTGCTGTTGCTCCTTTTCCAACAGCAACTACTTCTACAGAAATATTGTCTTGACTATAAAACTTTCCTTCACTAATTTTATTAAAACTAATAATTTGCCCAGTTGTAGAAATATTTGCTGTATATTCCGCAAATTTACCTCTGCCAGAAGAATCTTTGATAATAATTGTTGGTGGAGTAGAATAATATTCTCCTGGATTGATAATATTCAATCTAGTTACTCTATCTCCAGTTACTGTGGCTGTAATTACAGCATTTCTACCCGATGTTATTGTGACAACAGGATCTTGTTCATAATTTGATCCAGAATTTGTTATTTCAATATGATCTAGATACTGACCAGACATAATAGCCGTAGCAGTAGCATTTCCTTCAATTAAAACAAATGGTGGATTTTGATATGACGTTCCAGAATTTGTTACAGTGATAGATTCTACATTTCCGTATATAATTTTCTCTGTATCTTTATAAGAATATGCTCTTACTCCATTTGCAAATATACCAACATCAGAATTTGGAGTTGGATAAATGTCAGATGTAACTGAAGGTATTTTTCTAATTAATTTAAGTAATTTTTGATCTTGAGGAGAAGATAATGAAAATGGACCTATTGTATGGGAAGGAAATCCAGAAGAAGCAATATAATAATATTGAGAATCTTCATAAACTCCAGAAATATTAGCGTTTACGTCATCTAATAATTGTGAATTTCCAGAAACACTGCCTCTAGTGTTATTTTCGTTGATAAAATTTAAATATGGCAGAGAAAATGAAATTATTGATCCTGCATTATCAATATTCAATCTATCGCCAGATTTTAAATACGGAACAGATCCAGAAGTATCAACATCATACAGATAACCTAATGTAATTAGTGATACTTGCTGTATATCTCCATTGTTATCTTCATAATATCCAGTTAAAACTGGTTTTGAAAAAACTACAGATCCAGAAAGATGAGTGACGTTTGTTGATCTTTGTAAAATAGTAAATTGATTTACATTTTTATCATTTATTGTGATTTTTTCCCCACCAATTATAATTTCTTCGCCAGAAAATCCAAATGTAGAAAATACATCAATTTTTTCGCCATCTCCATTTGTGGATGGTAAATTTGACGTTAATTTTGTTTTTGAAGAAAGTGAAAAATTACCAACTACTGTAGAATCGGATAGAGTTAATTCATATAAATCAATACCATCTTGCTTTCCAGAATAGTAAACAGTATCTACAATAGCTGTTGCATAATTATCACTACTTACTTCTTCTATTTTTTGACCAACAAGTTTTGTAATATCTCCAGAGATAACAGAAACTTGTAATACATATTTGTTTACCCACTCTCCACCAGATAACTTAATGGTGTTATCTCTTGGATACAAGATAGTCGGAACATCATCAACATCTTGCGTTTCTACTGCAGTATTGAATAAAAATTGGAAAGAATACTCAGAACCTTTTGATTGGTAAAATTTATTAATATTTCTAATTAATAAATTTTTTGATGCTGCTTCTTTTAAATTTTTTTCTGGGAATCCAGCTAGATATTGCTTTTCAAAATTCTTGATAAAAGCGTCTAAAAATAGAGTGCTTAAATTGTTGACAATCTCTCCAGGGGAATGTGGCATACCAATACCAACTGTTCCATTCGCCACTGTAGCAAAATCATTAGTGTGATATAAATCACCTAATTTGGTTGTTCCTCGAATATTTCTATAGCAACCTGTAAAACTTGTAGCAGTTTTTTCCTTATAGAAAACTACTTCAGTTCCTACTTGAATATAACCATCTTTTTTTGGAAATCCTAGAGTAGATGCAACATTAATAGTAGTAGATGAGCCAGTTATACTACCTGTTAAAGTTGTTGATGATGCGGTATTCTTATCATCATAAAAATCAATATCATAATATTTTGTTATATTATTGATAATGTCTAGTGACTGACCAGTAGACTCTAAGTATTGGTAATATTTTTCTATGAATTTAGCAAAATTCTCGTATTCATCCGAAATAAAATTTGGAAGTTGAGAATCTACTAATAAGGAGAGTTTTTTATCTTGGCTCATTTATCTACTCTGGGCTTACTGTGAAAGTGCTCTTAGAAATATCAACATCTAAATATGATTCTCTTTTTGCAAGAATGTCATTATTTTTTGGTATAACTCTGAGTTCAATTTTGTTGTTTGAATATGAACCCTTTATGATAGTGATATCATAAAGTTTGACTTCTCCATTTAGATAGTCCACATAACCTACGTCAGGTTTTAAAACAACTTTTTGTTGAGTTTGAGAATCTAATTTATATATTACCATCACGCCAAATCTATCTTCCAAATATACAATATCATTTGGATACTCTCTAATAACAAATCCAGTACTATAAACGGTAGATTCATCACATTCTAGATCAAGAACGTTTTGGAAACAAATTTCGTAGTAAGATGGAGTATTTAAAATTGGATAAAAATCTTTTCGGAGTCTAAGGTTTGTTAAATTACTAGTAATTGAAGGATCGGCATTGTCAATTGCACTGACTGCTTTACTGTGTCTGAATTTTCCATTAAATTTTTCAGTTTCGGATACTGAAAGATAATTTTCTAAAACTTCTATTACTAAAGAACGAATAACTTCCGTTGTTTTAGAGGTACTGAGAGAATTATAGAAAATTCTACTTGTCAATTCAATATACAAAATTGAAGGATCTATGATAAAAGGTCTCACAGAGGCAACTGAATATTTTTTCAGATCATCTAGAATTTTTTTCTTTGTACTGGGAGTCAAAGATTCTGCATTTTTTGGTTTGATTACAATTTTTACTGTTCCATATTCTGGAGGTAATTCTTCTTCTCCTCCATACACATAAACGTCTGACGTTGCAGGGTATAATTTTCTAACTAATGCAGCGTAATCTTCTTTTGTTACTGCTCTTTCTTGAGCACTATAAAGCTTAGGAGCGTTTTTCTTTATCTTGTTAATAGATTCAATATCTTCTCCACCAGATGTATTTTCTGGTACTCCTACGATTGATACATCTGTCGTGAAGATATTTCCTGTTTCATCTTGCAAAATACCATTGAAAACAAAAGAATTTGCACCATTGGATGCAGGTCCAGTGGTTGTCAGATATGTTATTTGAATATATTCATTATTTTCTAATTTTCTTCCAAAAATACCATCTCCAAAAATTAATTCATATTGCTCATCTTCAATTTCGCTAACAAAATATACTAAAGATTGAGCGTTTAAATTTAAAATATTATCTGCTGCTTGATACAGTGTGTAGTTACTGTCATTTTGACTTGGGTAAACTCTAACTCTAATTGTTGAAGTATCTATACCTTGATTTCTTAATACAAATCTTTGTGATGTCGAAGATTCGTTTACTGTGAAACTTGTTGTGACGTATGTACCTTCTTTTATGAATACATCTCTAAATTCTGCTACTCCATTTGTTACAGATGTTCTTACATCATCAATAACACTATATTGATATGCACTATCATCAAAAATTGTTGTAAATGCTGATCCTGCTTTTAAAATAATTGAAGATGGTGGAGTTCCATCAAAAGCAACATTGAAATTTATATTTGTTGACGGAGAGGTTATTGATCTTGGTCTATATCCCAGCTGCTTTGCCAATGATACAACGTTATCTCTCAATGTGGCAGAATCTAGAAATACCTCATTCGCCACCATGTTGGTGTTAAATGCCGTATAATAAGTATTATACGCTAATAAATCCAGTAGATTATTGATTACAGATCCTTCATAATCATAATCTAACAAGTCACCATTCGCACTATTTGCTTTCAGATAATCCTTAAGCGTCTGCTTTATCTGCTGGAAGTCTAAATTGTTGAGTTGTGCGTATGGCATGTTATCTAGTTCTCTCTAAAAAGAATTCCATATTTGTTGGAATGATATCAATGCCCTTGATTTCAAATTCAACTTCTACATCATAACCATTGTTATCAAAATTTGGTAGAACAGTTACGTTCGTTAAATTAACTCTTGGCTCATATTTGGCAATTGCAAGACTAATTTCGTTCTGTAACTGACCAGCAATACCAAAATCCATGTTATCAAACAGTAGATTAGACACAGAAGTGCCAAAACTACTGTTGAAAAACCTTTCACCCTTCATTGTGACTATTAAATTCTTAATAGCCATCTTGATTGCATTCTCATTCTTGACTACCAAAAGGTCTCTGCTCTGAGGATGCTTGTCAAATGTTATGCTTAAGTCTTTAAATTGCTTAAATTGGGGCATAAAACACTCTATTTATGTTATTATTTATGCCCCGTACCTCAAGATATCATGCCCACCACTCAACATAATCATCAAATCCACCTGCTCCACCGCATGGTCGTGTCATTCTATCTTCTGGTGGGTCGTTTGCCCTCTTCTTATTTGTCGGAGTCAACGCCCCATAGTCAGTAATGAGCTTTGTAGTGCCCCAATTTTGTTTCATATACTCAGAATCTCGGTCAACTTGGTATTTTGCCATCTGTTTTTCTCCAAAAAGGTGTAAAACAGAACTTTTTACGGGGTTGCTATCCCGAAAATATCGAGAAATCTCGCAAGTATTCGGTTATTTCCATAAAAAAACGCCAAAAAATGGCGTTTGATACTCAAATTTTAATCAACTTCCTTGCCCACGGTAGCGTTTCTTCCTACCATTCCGAGAAGATGCTCCCAAATGCGTGTTCTTGCTTCGCCCTTGACGAGTAACTTTCGGTTTGCCAGGAACATAATTCGTTTTTACTAGACCAATCTTTGCTTTTGCCATGAATTACCTCGTAAGATTTTGATATTATAGCATCATTTCCCTTTATTGGCAACAAAAAGATTCGGATGTTGAAACGGAGCAACGAAAACTCTCTTTGTTCCAGGAAATGATGTCAGTTCTGTAGCATCACCTTGTACAGCTGCTAGCAGTTTATTGAAATATACTGTCTGATTTTTTGATGTTACTACCTTTCTGATTGCCACTGGAATAACACAGGGTATCAAAGGATTGTTAGGAACACCATTTACAGTATCTGGTGGTATTAAATTATGTAAATATTTTAAAGATTGCTTATTGACTCTTATATTTGGTGATGTAAATGCACCAGACACTGGTTTAGCAGGATATGTGCATGGACCATTAATTGATGTTGTGTCTGGAGTTACTGGACCAACTAATAAAGGCATTTACTTTATTGCAATTCCTCTAAATTATTTAGACGAACATGGATATTATCCAATACTTCATCTATTTTTTGGTATTCTTCGTGCTTTGGTGGTTTGTAATATAGTACAAACGGGTCAGGAATTTTTGCTTGCTTTTCTTCCAATTTCTCAATTCTTCTGAGAATCGGATTTGCCAAATCCTTTACCACCCTTTCTAGATTTTGTACTCGTTGCTCCAAGTCCTTCAAGTACGTTTCCGAGGTCTGGTAGGTCTGGAAGATTGAGGTCGAATTCTTCGGCATTAAATTCATCGTTAATATCGTCTCCAAATTTTCTAGATTCTAAAGATACTAGATTATCATTCTCATCAAATGTTCTAATCTCAAATCCTTCATCAGGATCATACAATCCATCATACCATTTTGTAGCAACATCCATCATATGATCTGCTAAAGTATCGAAGTCATTAAAAGTCATGTCTTCTTTTACTTTGCCATCTTTACCAACAATTGAAAAATTTACCTTGTCCATGTCATTCAGCAGTATATTCATCGACACGCTCTAGAAGAACAGTGCCGTCTTTGTTAAGATGCCATTCTAGCATATCTCCCTCCTCCCAGCCAAGCCTTTCGATTAATTCTTCTGGAATTGTAAGGAAGTATTCTTTGAAATCTTCGTTGTACTCAACGGTTGATTCGTATGTCGTAGTCATATTCATAAATTAACAATCATTTTATATAGCAAGTTTTTGTAAATTTTTCAGAACCTTAGTATTCTTTCCGCAGGAAGCCAGTTACAGCATTTCTGAATCCCTTGCATGAATGCATTGTAGTTCGGAAACTGAACTCTTACCTGCTTTCCATAGTTACTCATGGCGTATATAACGTGACTACTATAATCTATTATAACATGGTCTATCTGTTCCACGCCATACTCCAAAGTTCTCGTAATACTATGTAGATATACGAAAACTCTTCTCTTATGGTCGTTCGAGTACTTAGAGGTTTTTGAGTCATTTT